TATAGTCTGTTGTTTGTGCTTGTAACCCAGTCACAGAAGCTTTCCCAGTTGGAAGTTTGACTTCCTCTTGTTACTGAAATAGCTGCCATTAAAATATACCGGGAATGATTTGTCCTGTTGTTGCGTAAGCACCTATTGCTGCTACGAATCCGAGCATAGCTGCCCAGCCATTAAATCTTTCTGCTTCGTTTGTCATAATTGGATGTTTGTTAATTGGATAGTTTTCGATGACTCTAGGTGGAGTCTCGTTTGGATAGATGTTGATTAGTTTGTCTGTCATCTTCTTCTTTTTTTGGGTGATTTTTTCTTGTAAGGTTTTGCTGTTTTCGCTGAACGTCTGAAGTTAGCGGCGGTGGGAGCTCCCTTAGAACCCACCTTTCTCATCTTCTCACCAGAGCCTGCCTTGATGCGGCGTCTCTTGGCGTGAATGTTTGCGTAGAGACCTCGTTTAGCCATTAGCGTTTCTTGCCTCCGTGTTTGCAGCCACACTTGCTGCCTTTTTTGTGTGCCATGTTAGCATTTCCATCGTCTCATGGCAAGAGCCTTACGTGTAGGCTTGCCGTTTTTTCTCATCGGACCTTTCATTCCTCTGAATCGTGCACAGAAAGATCTCTTACGTGGACCACCTCCGGGCTGTGGAGCCTTGAGTTTAGAGCCAGTGGCACGATTGTACTTAGCTCTTCCTTTAGCTGTCAGACCTCCTTTACGGCTTTTGTGTACACCGATGCGGAGACTAACATTCTTTTTCTTTACTGCCATTATACTCCTTTCATATACTGTTGTATAAAGAGTTTAATCTGTTTAGGATTTTTTGTTTTTTTAAGAACATCAAGTCCTTGTTTCTTTTCTATGTTAGTCATAGGTTCGCCAGTAGATAGGCGTGGAAACTGAGCAACATCTTGATTGATTTGCATAGACTGATTAGCTTGGTCTAAACCTATAGGAGGTATAAGAGCACCATGTATTTTCTCATCATAATCTCCATCAGGTCTCAGAACTCCGTTATCATTATAAAAAACTTTACCTGCTTGATTTACAAAACCACCGTTTGTGGTTGTGTGGTAGCCGGGACGACCAGCAATAGTCATGTCTTGATTTTTTTTACCCTTTACTAAAGGTAAACTTAGCTGCTCATACTCTGGACCATCATCCTTGTCACCATCATAGTCAGGGTGCTCAGGGTTATTTTTATCAAAAGTTCTGTATGGTCTATCTTCTGGATTAGCTTCACGACCTCCACTGATAAGCATAGGGTTGAGGTATTGATTAGGGCGGTAGTTTTTATCTCTAATCGAAAGCTGTGCCATTACTTTTTCTTCAGTATTTTTTTCTTTACTGCTTTAGGCAGTTTAGATAGACCAGACTTTTTAGCTGGTGGTCTACCCTTCTTACTTCCGTAAGTTCCTTTTCCCATCGGCATTTTTGTTCTCCTAGAATTTAACGTTTGGTGATCTTTCTAATTTACTCATTATATCTTTACGATATGCTGAGTCTGTTTCGTAGCGTGGATCAGACATCGCTGCGATAACTTCTTGCTGACTACGGAACTGATCGGTACTTTGTTTTGGTGCTTTACCTTGTACGATCTCTCCTTCAAAACCTGTTGAATCATTGTAGGCATAGGCTAAGGATCTTACTGCAAAGAATGCAGCTAGCGGATCTCCTTTAGCCATAACAGCGTCAAACATATTGACTTCTGTTTCATTGAGTGCACCTTGTGCCCACTGTATCATGTTAGTATAGTTCTCTTCTCCGCCAACAATACCTTTAAGTTCTGTAATGTCTTGCTGAGAAAAATCTTTACCTCCAGTCTCACCAGTCTCAACTTGCTTACGATACTCAATGTGCATCTTAGCTAGATCTACTGGGTCCATATCTTTAAGTTCTTTTACGGCATCTTCATGAAACTCTTCGTTGTTACTTTCATACTGCCATAGTTCATCTAGTATACTAAGGTTTTCTTCTTCACCTTCTGTCTCTTCTGTTGTATCTTCCGCTGGTTCTGCGGTCTCTTCTTGTTGACCAAGCTTCTTCTGCAACTCAAGGTATCCTTGTTCTAGTTCTTCTGGGCTTTTGTACTTGCCTGCTAGTAAATTGTCTTGAGCTTCTTGCATTTGCTCGCCAACTTTAAGGGAGTCTTGCTCTTCTGCTGAGAGATTGTCAAGACTTGTTGTCTCAACATTAGACTCCATACTTAGTGTGTTGCCTTCCATATAATTACTGTGGTGGTTCGGTTGTCATTTGTGGATTCTTAGAAGGGTCTAGCATTGGTGCTTTCATTAAAGCTGGTGTACCTTTGATAGCTTCCATTTCAGCTTCTTGTGCTTGTGCTTGCTGATTTGCTTCTTGTACTTCTTGCATACTCTTCACAAGATTTAGTACATCTATACCTTGTGCAGCTGCTAGTCGTTTTACAACCTCTTCTGGATTTATGTATGTAGCTATAGCGTCTGGTCCCATAGTCTGTGCTATGGTTTGTAAAAACTGACCAAGTGCCTGTACATCTTGACCTCTACCTAGTGAGTTAATACCAGCTACAATGATAGGCTTAACCATACCTTTTGGTATACGTGGTATCTCGCCTGTCTTCTGGAATACACTCAGCTTCCTGTTGAGGTATGGTACTAGGAACTCAACCGTGAGCAATCCGAAGAGCCCGCCGAGTTGTTGTTCTAGTTCCATCTGTGTCATGCGTACCTCTTCAGCTGTGGTTCTTTCTGATTGTCTTACTGACAGAATCAGGAACGCTTCGTTCAACCGCTTCTCAAGTGTCTGCATATGCTGCAATGCCGTAGCAAAGTCAGCAGTTTTACCTACCTGTACAACACCAATGTCGTCAGGTCTACCTTGTACGATAGCTCCGTTACCAGCTGCTGCTAGTGTTTGAGGTTTAGTTGTAGATGATGGTGATACAGTAAATACAACCTTAGCTGCTGCTGCACTACCTTCTACTATAGCTTGAGACAATGCTTCGAGAGACTTAAGATCTCCGATAAACTGTCCTACTCTACCTCTACCATAAGCTTCTCCATCTACTGTATTAAATCGTAGTGGTAGCCATGGTGTGCTATCTACTGGTGACTTACTTTGTGTGCCGGGTATTTTTTTATCATGTACTTCTTGATGCCAGATAAATCTATTGTTGTCACGTTTACAATGTGTGTAAACATCACACTCTTCTTTGTCTTCATCATACTCTTGTGAGTAAGGTACATTTGGTTTGAGTGTCTCATAATTTGGTATGAGATCTTTATTGATTCTTTCTTTTGTGATAATTTCAATCACGTTGCCGTTGCCGTCTCGTTCTATCACGTAGCGATTAAGAGGATATAACTTCAGCCCTTCTTTACCCATAAAGATTAGTGCATTACCACCTACAACTAGATGTTGTAATGCTTGGTGTATTACTACACGATCATCTGATGCAGCGATCGCATCAAGTATGGTGCGTTCTATCTTTGCAAAGGATAAGTCAAGTTCTGATTTTATTTCCGGACCAAACTCCTCTCCTAACTGAGACTCATCAACTTGTAGCTTAAAAAAGCTAGTCTGTGGAGGTACGAGAGATAGTGATAGCTTTGATGCTAACGCTACAACTCCTTTAGCCCCCACTGACTGCCAAGGTGTCTTCAGTTGTTTCATACCTTTGTAGTCCTCTTCGTGACCACGAATAAGATACGGTAGTGTAAGTTTAGTTGCGTCTTCTGCTTCGGTCAAAAACTGGGAACGATCACTGGATAAATTATCATACCTAGATTTTGCTGTCATTGTTATATGTTAATGTTTGTTAGCTTTGCTATTCTATCGCCTGCTCTGGAGAACTGATCTCCTGTACGACGTGTTGTAGGTACACCAAATAGACGTACTCTTCTCTTACCTCTGGAAGTACCAGCTGTTGCTGTTGGTGCGACTGGATTACTTTGTGTCATTGTTCCTCCAGAACCTTGTCCATATATACCTGACAAACTATTCATTAACTGTGTATTATAAGCTTGGCTTTGTATACGTGTCAAGTTTTGGTTATCAGTTCCTACATTGCTACCTGTTTGATTAATAGGTTGTCCCATCTGAGGTGCCATTTCTGGCTGAATAAACATAGATTCTGCCATCTGTTGTACCCGAGTTGTTCCTCCTCTACTCTTAGGTCGAGTTAGTGTAGGTGCATTTTGTACTGAATCACGTATCTGTTGATTCGTAGCCAGCTGCATGTTAACACCGGGAACAAAATTGGCCAGAGTCTTGATAGCATTTAGTGGACTACCAAATGCACTTGTCTTGTATTGGTCAGATATAGTTGTTGATGGAACCTTGTTAATTTTTGGTTTGTCTTTAACAGCTCCGCCAGTATATGTACTACGGCTGTAGCCTGCGTCGTCAATTTTCTTTAACTCTCTCTTACTATAGTTTCTTCGAGTACCACCGTGTGTCTGTACTCTTGTTTTTTTAAATCTTTTATGACGTTTAGCCGCAGCTCTCTGTACTCTTGTTCTAGTTCGTCTTCTTCTAGCCATCGTTTTTACTAATACGTTTATTATACCACTCGACCACCGAGCGTTGACCGGCTAGATACATGATCGAGCCGAGGTCTTGCTTGGGATGTGGATTAACAGGTGGGAAGTTTTCTTCTAGCTCTACTTGTATAGAACTAATGGTTGGTCCGATGATGGACTCAAGCATATTGTGGGAGGTTGGTGTTTGCATGTTCAAAGAATGCTGGCATACGAGCTGCTTTTGTGTCAGAAAACTGTGGGGCTTTGCCCTGATACATTAACTGATCGCTTGCATCCAGCCAAAATTTTTTGCTTAAATATTTATCAGTATTGTTTTCTGTTAGGGGTTGTAGTACCCATTGTATAGTTGCCTTCCGAAGCTTATCCAAAGAAGAGCTAGGAACAAGCCCCAACTCAGCAC